GTTCAATGTCACGGCGAGCGGGACGTATTATATCGACCGCTGGGTCACGACATTCGACGGGACGGCCACGATCGCCGTTTCGTTGCAGCCATTCACGCTTGGTCAAACTGATGTTCCTGGCGAACCGCAGTTCTTCTACCGCTATGGAATCCAATCCAGCAGCGGTCTGACCAAGAACGTGATGAGCCAGCATATCGAGGATGTCCGCACGCTGGCCGGGCAAACAGCAACGCTCAGTTTCTATGTCAAGCGGGCGATCGCCGGCAATCTCGATAGCGTAACGGTTTCCCTCACGCAGAATTTCGGTAGCGGCGGTTCGACGGCCGTTGTGACAAGTCTCGGTGCATTGAGTTGCACAGACACCTGGCAACGCCACTCCGTCACGGTATCCGTGCCCGGCATCGGCGGCAAGACGATCGGGACCGAGAATTTCTTGGGCGTCAGCTTTGACAGCGGTATCTCGTCGTCGGCACTGGACATCGCAAATGTCCAACTCGAACCCGGATCATCGGTTTCTGACTTTGAGTATCGGCCTGTCCAGTCGGAACTTGACCTTTGCCTGCGGTTCTTTGAGCGTATCCAGGCCACCGACATTGCTTCGGTTTTTGGCAACGCCTACATGACGTCGACGACCGTCGCTTTAGCGATGATCCCATACGTCAGGAAGCGCATCGTCCCGACAGTCGCGTTTTCGGCGGCCAGCAACTTCCGGTTCAACGGCATTGGTGCCAACCCGGCGGGAACGTCGGTGACTGCCTTCACCAACAATAATGGGCCGACCACTCTCGGTATGTTTCTGACGCTCGCATCGACGCAGACGCAGGGCATAGCCGGGGCCATTTCGGCAAACGGCACGACAGCCGGGCTAATTGACATCAGTGCCGAAAACTAAGCTATGAACACCGACTACTACGGCACGATCGCCGAAGCGACTGACTACTTCGCCAACCGTCTGCACGAGACGGCGTGGACGAACGCGGACGTCACCGACCGGCCGAAGGCTTTGATGGCGGCGACGCGGATCATCGACACGCTGAATTTCAAAGGTGACAAGCATTCGGTGTGGGTCTGGGACCAGGCCAACCCGCTCGGTACGCCGAATGCCACGCCGGCCAACGACCGCATCGCGGACGCAACGCAATCCTTGCAGTTTCCGCGCGACGACGATACCGACGTTCCCGAAGACATTCGCGTTGCGTGCTACGAGATCGCTCACTCGCTTCTCGACAATAAAGACCCCGAGATCGAACTGGAAAACTTGCGGGTCAACACGGAAAGTTACGGCGGGACCAAGACCGTTTACGGCCCCGATCTGACTTACGTTGAACACCTCATCAACATGATTCCAAGCGCGCTGGCCTGGCGAATCCTTCGCCCGTATTTGCGGGATGAAGCCGCCATCAGCCTACCTCGCGTCTCTTAACCGGCGATCTGCCGGACGTTGCAAGGGCATACCCGACCCTGCCGCGTTTTATTTCAGGGGAAAGAAAAGGAACCTACTGATGCTCCGCTCGTCCATCAATCTCTACGCCTCGGCCCCGGAACTGGTTTGCTACGACGGTGACGGTGCGCCGGCCCCGGTCGCTGCGCCGCCGGCCTCGCCGCCCGAAGGCGCCCCGAAGACGCTCACCCAAGCCGAGTTCGACAAGGCGCTTGCCGAAGACAAGCGGAAGCATCAGACCCAATATCAGAAGCTCGAACAGCAGCTTCAATCGACTCTCGAAAGCGCCAAGCTGACCGGCGAGGAACGCACGAAGCTCGAAGAGTCGTTGGAAGACGTGCGCAAGCAACTGCGCACGAAAGAGGAACAGGCCAAGATCGAGAAGAAGAAGCTCGAAGAGGATTTCACCGGGAAGCTGTCGGCCGCCGAGAAGCGAGCCGTGGAGGCCGAGAAGCGTTGGCACGATTCGACCATCGAGCGTGCGCTGCGTGATGCGGCGACGGCGGAAGACGCCTTCAACTCGGACATCGTGGTCACGGTCTTGCGTGGCCAGGCCAAATTCACCGATGGCGAACAGGTCATGGTGGACGTGCTGACCGTGGACCCGGACACGGGCGAGAAGAAGGTGCTGCAAATGTCGCCCAACGAGGCGATCAAGCACATGAAAGCCGACCCGACGCGGTACGGAAACCTGTTCAAGTCAGGCGTGGTCGGCGGCATCGGCGGCTCGGCCAGCGGCCACCTGCCGCAAGGCGGCAAAATCGACATCAAGAATCTGACGCAGGATCAGTACATGAAGCTACGCAAGGAAAACCCCGCAGCCTTGGGCTTAGCTTAAACCACATCGCGGGCATCTAGGGGCAGAGTATGAATCCGTTGTATCTGTGTCTGTCTTTGCCGGAAGTTGTCTGTTACGACAACGACAACTCGGCTTTGATTCCCGACCTCTGGGCGCGGGAAGGCGTGGCCCTCTTGACGGAAACCACCGTCGCCACGCGGCTCGTGAATCGCCAGTTCGAGAACGAGATTCGCGAGTTCGGTGACGTGGTCAACACCCGCCGGCCGCAACGCCGTCAGGGTCGTCGGCGCACCGATTCCGACAGCTACACCGTCGGTGACGCCAAGTTGACCAACGTGCGGGTCGCGTTGGATCAGTGGTTCTACGACTCGTTCGTCATCCGCGACGCGGAAGCCAGCAAGTCCATGCAGAGCTTGGTGCAGACGCACCTTCTGCCGGCCATGCAGAACATCGGCCGCCAGGTCGACCGCGCCATCCTCGGCCGGATTCACGAGTTCGTTGACGTCGGCCCCACGAAGCGCGCCGGGCGCCTCGGCCAACTGTCTTCGTCCAATGCCCGCGACACGCTGTTGCAGGCCCGGCAAATCCTGAACACCAACAACTGCCCGATGGACGGCCGTATGTTGGTGCTCGCGCCCACCAGCGAAACCGCCTTCTTGAAGACGGACCTGTTCATCCAGGCCCAGCAGCGCGGTGACGACGGCATGGCGTTGACCAAGGCCCAATTGGGCCACATCTTGGGCTTCGACACCTACATGGGGCAAAACGTCAACAGCATGGGCGTCGGCATCAGCGATGTCGCGACCGGCACCGTGACGAACCCCGCGGCGGCGGGCGCTACCGGCTCGCAGCCGTGCAGCGTGATCGGTTACGCGGCCAACGTCGGCGAATACGCCGTCGTGGCCGGCAACGACCAACCCTCCTTCTTGGTGGCCAAGACGTCGACGACCGACACCACGGCGGTCACGATGAACGAGGCCAACGCGAACGCCACTTCGGCGGGCGCGGCGATCACGATTTACAAGGCTTGCGCGGTCAGCGGCGGGTACGCGGCCGGGTACTCCAAGGAAATCTTGGTCACGGGTTGGACGAACGCCCCGAAAGCGGGCCAGATGATCGCCTTCGGCACCGGCGCGGGCCGTGCCGTCTACGCGGTCAACGAGTCGACCTTGCAGAGCGCGGGCGTCCAAGCCTTGTTGCTCGATCGGCCGCTCGTCAACGCCCTGTCGAACGCCGACCTGGCCTTCCCCGGCCCGGCGGGCGATTTCAACTGGTGCTTCACCCCCAACGCCGTCGCGTTGGTCAGCCGTCCGCTGGCGATCCCCGCCCCGGACCTGGGCGTGAAAGCGGCCGTCGCCAACTACGACGACGTCGCGATTCGCGTGGTCATGCAGTACGACAGCAGCTTGGGCGGCACCCGCGTCAACATCGACCTGTTGGCCGGTGTGGCGGTGCTCGACACGCTGCAATGCGTGCCGCTGTTGGGCTAGTCCCAGTCTGCAATCACACTTGGCCGCCCGGTATTCGTGCCGGGCGGCCGGTGTCTCTACGGGGATGCACACATGGAATGGATGGAACTTGCGCGGACGTTCGGTATTTGGGCGGCCATTGTCGTCTCATTCTTGTACCGCGATTTCTACAGAGAGAAGAAGCTGACATCACGGATCGCGACGCTCGAAGACGAGACGCGGGGCGTGCTGCTGCCGCTGGTCAAAGACTGTGCGGCGGTCATTACGAAGAACACGGTCGTCATGGAACGCCTTGATCGGTTTTTGAGCCAGTGAACCGCAACCTCCCGCTACGCATGAAGGCTCTGCTGTATCGCTTGAAACGCGACTACGGCAATCCCATTGAAATCTACAAGCAGGGTGCGCCGACGCTCGATACGCAGACGGGCGCCCGCACCGTGCCGGCCTCGGTCACGAACGTCGTTGCGGCGGTGCTGTCGGCGAAGTTTGCGAGAGAGACGGTACGCAACGTGGCCGTGACGGGGGCGAACCGGGAGTTTGCTTTCGGCGGCCAATTCGATACGGACATGCGGGTGTTCCTGATCGCCCGTGCGGATGCGCCCGGCCTGTTGCTCACTGCCGACGACTGGATCGTTTACAGCGGCGTGAAGTACGGCATCAAGCAGATCGAGACATTCGAGTTTGAAATGGGCTGGGTCGTGACGGCCAAGGCCCTGATCGGCGAGAGGCCGGCACGCATCATTTCGGTTCGAGCGGACGACTTCATTCGTCTGACGGACGGGGCCTCCTAACATGAACGCTAATTGGGCACGTTGGACTTATGCGTCGGTCGCCGATTACTTGATGGCGGTCGCGAACGCTAGCAGTCTGCCGGCGATCATCGACGGGGCGGAAGATCGTAGCGATGCGTTCTCGCAGGCGCCGGCCCATGTCGAAATCCGCATTACCGGGCCGAGCGTTCAAGAACTGAGCAATGGCTTCTTTCGGCTGACGGTCGACGCCAACGTGTTGTTGCAGTGCCGGTATGAATTGAACAACGCTTATCGGCGGCACACGCTGATCGGTGCGTTCATGCAAGCGATGGCCGGCCCGATACCCGTGTTCAAATACGGGTCCGAGCCGGGTGATGACAAATCGTGGATCGGGTGTCTCTCGGTCCCACGAGCAAACTCCGTGAAGGTGCATCACTTCGGGCAGTTGACGATGCCCGAGAAGTTTTCCGAGTCGATGAGCGATGCACGCTACACTCTCGATTTAACAGAGTAAGGGGTGAGCGTGGCGGCAGCGGGCAGCAAGAAGGTGTTGTTTCTTTATGTCATCACCAATCTGGTGAATGGCAAGCGATACGTCGGCATATCGCGGGATGTCGGGACTCGATTGAGTCAGCATTTTGCGGGTAGCGGTTCCCGGCTCGTGCTCGCAGCCAAGCGAAAGTACGGACGAGCAAATCTGCATACCGAAATACTGTGCTGCGGAGAAGATAGCTTCATCAAAGAAATGGAGCAGCGGGCCGTTGCAATGCTCAGGACGAAGGCACCGCACGGGTACAACCTGTCAGACGGCGGGGACGGGAATCACGGCTGGGTGCCGACCGAGGAAATGCGGGCCAAGATGCGGATGGCAAGCGCCCGAAGAGTTCGGCCACCACTCAGTATAGGCACCCGACATCGCATTAGCGATTCGCATAAGAAGGCAGTCGTAATTGCTGGTGAACAGTTTGATAGCGTATTGGACGCTGCGACGATTCTTGCTGTGCGGCACGGCGTCTCTCATCAATGTATGAAGGGCCGCATCCGTCGCGCCCGAAAGAACGGGGATTGGTCGTTGCTGTCAAAGTCGTCGGCCGAACTTTACGCCGAAGGCATCCAGCGTGCTCGCCCAAAGAAAGGGCGCAGTGTCACCGTCGACGGCGTTGTTTATCCAACGCTCGGTGACGCAGCCGCAGCTTGTGGGCTGGACTATCAGAACTTTTGGAAGCGTGTAACAGCGTGCCGCGAAGACAAGACATGGAAGTATCTGAGAATGACCGAGACGGAGTTTCGGTCATCGCGGTGCAAGAAGAACAAACAAATCGAACTTGACGGGGTCGTATACCCGTCAATCAAAGCTGCCGCAGTCGCAACGGGCGTTAATTACAGCACGTTACGCGATCGCATTCGGCAGAGAACCATCGCGGCCTGATCCGCGAACAGAAAAGGGGCAGGTGTACATTTGGCCATTGTCCAGTTGCGCGATTGCATTTTCTCAATTTTGGATGGTCTGGCGGGGACCGCCGTGGGTCCGGTGACTCCCGTGCCAATGGCCGGGGACACGGCCTTGGCGACGTTGACCTCCGTCGTATTGAACGGCAAAGTGCCGGCTTTGATTCCGGTCGGGGCACGGTTCAAGATCGCGGGCGAGACGGACGCGACCGCCGTGCATACGGTCACGGCCCGCACTCCGACCACAATGGGACCGACGACGGGCATTACGTTCTCGCCGGCCCTCGGCCCTGGAACGTATGCGGCCAGTGCCGTGCTGACGTTCGAGTCGAACAAGCTCGACATCAAGATCGGCACGGGCAACTTGATCTACAGCGAGAAGAAGACGCTGGACTACGTTCTGGACCGCGATCGGCTCGACACGGTTCGCCAGGGCGTGGAAGTGCCGATGGACTTGACGCTGGATGCGATGCTGGAACACGTTTCGACGGGCACCGGCGAAGTCATCACTCCGGTCGACGCGATGAAAGGCATCGGCGGTGCGTCCGAGTTCGTTAGTTCGGCGACGGACAAGTGCGAGCCGTATGCGGTCGACGTTCAGATCGACAACGTCCCCGCGTGCGGTACGGCCCAGTCGGAAAACTACCTCTTTCCCGATTTTCGGTACGACCAGATCGACTACGACTTCTCGAAAGGCACCATCAGCATCAAGGGTAAGTGCAACGCCACGGAACCCGTCATCACCCGTGGCTCGTAGTGTGTTTCACGGGGCTAGGCTGCGGCAAACAGCCTAGCCCCTTCTTGGCAAAGGGAGCAATTTATGAAGATCAACGGCCAATCTGTCACCCGCCCATCCGAGGTAGTCTTAGTCCTTCCTCGCGAGGGC